GGCCACTTTACACGCAACGAGGAAGTTATAGAGCTCACTCAGAAAGAACGAGAGCTGAAGAACGCAGCCCGATGCTTCTGCAAGATGGTACTAGAGGTGCGATGCTTCTTTGTACTCACAGAATACAACCTCGGAGAGTACTTTATGACCCCTTATATGCCACAACAGACAATGACTATGTCCGATGCGGAAACAAAGAACCGCCTCTATAACATGTCGTTCAGAACGAAAGAGAAGAAAACGGCCATCGCCGAGGTTGATTTCTCGCGGTGGAACCTCAGATGGCGAAGATCTATGATTGATAATATCGCTAGAGTCTGTGAAGATATTTTCGGTCTTCCTGGGGTGTTCTCGCAGTTCCACAGATTTTGTACGCGGTCGACTCTGGTCCTGACCGACAAACATGCGTTACCGCAAGGTGCAAAGCCGAGGACAAGTGTTCATACGTGGCCCGAAGGGGATCTGCTCTGGAGAGGACGACATTTGGGGGGATTAGAAGGAATCCAACAGAAAATTTGGACTATCGCAACGATTGTAATGTTATATCTCGTTTTCCAAGGTATCAGCTGCTCTTTTCTGATGGCAGGACAAGGGGATAATCAGGTCTTTGTAATCCGTTTCGGATCATCAGAGGATGTGAGCGGTCAACTCACACACTTCCTAGCGAGAATGGAGATTGTATGTAGTCAGCTCAACCAAGAAGTCAAACCGGAGGAGTGTATCGACTCGTACACTGTGCTGACTTACAGCAAAGAGATTTATGTCGAAGGAGTTCATCGTCAATACAGTCTGAAATTTCTCTCCAGGACGATGGCCGTCCACGATAGTGATATTCCATCTCTCTCAGCAGAAGTCTCAGCCGTCGGTTCGACATCTCTGGCGGTAGCAGGAACACTACCGATTCCTCTCCAGGGCCATTTTTGGCAAACTTTCCGAACAATACGTTTGTTCCGCGAACACGTGAGATTTTCCTCAAATCCTGATGTGTCCGGACTACTTAAAAGGTACCTAAGAGAAAAAGGGCTGTTACGATTCGTACTCTTACTTCCAGGCTCGTTAGGTGGGCTGCCAATCATGTCATGGGGTCGTTATATCATGCGCGGAGAAGTCGATGAGTTATCCTGGGATATCGCGTCTACGCTCAGAATTTCCGATGTCAAACCGCTGTTATCCGATTTCCACTTCTTGCTGCTTCGAAAATACACGCCCGAACGTCCTAACATAGAAAGCTTACTTCAAGATCCAATGTCCATACCGTTACGACGACCCGCCGACCAAGTACGACTGATTAGAGAACATCTCGAGCGGGCCCTACCTCGAATAACGAAGAACACTTGGCTACATGAGATCGTTAGTAACAGTGTTTCTCGCCCAGCACAAGAACTGATTCGAGCTCTCTGCTCGACTAAACCGTTTCATCCTGCTATTATGTCTGATATCTACAAACACACTCTTCCGGGTTTACGACAAGATATCTATGGAAGGTTCAACATGACGCGGACTATCTCATCCGCTGTCGGAGGACTCAGGTTTGCACGAGAAATAAGTGCTGCATCGGCCACCCTACTCGGTTGGATCATAACGAGGTATCGAGATGCTTTAGCCACGACTCAGCTTTGTCAAC